TATAACAAAAGACCACAGGTGGAGCCGACCACTTTAAAAAGGTTAGTAGGAAAATTATAGGAGGGTTTAAAAATAATGTTAAAAGAATTATTAGGTGAAGATTTATTTAAGCAAGTATCAGAAAAAATTGGTGATAAGAAACTTATTGTAAATGATGGAAATTATATTCCTATTGATAAATTCAATGAAATTAACGAATCGAAAAAGGAATATAAGAAACAGTTAGAAGAAAGAGATAAGCAACTATCAGAATTAAAGACTAAGGCAACAGGAAATGAAGAGTTAACTAAACAGTTTGAAGAGTTAAAATTAAAGAACGAAGAAGCAACTAAGCAATATGAAGCTAAAATTGCAAAGCAAACTTTTGACTTTAAACTCGAAGCAGAACTTATGAAAGCAAAAGGTAAGAATACCAAAGCAATCAAAGCATTGCTTGATGAATCAAAAATTATTGTTGATGGTGATAACTTAATTGGATTAGATGATCAATTAAAAGCATTGCAAACTTCAGATGCTTATTTATTTGGTGAAACTACTCCCATAGGTTCAGGAACAAATCCTCCTGGAGGTGGGAATCTTAATCCAGATATTGATAAGCAAATTGCAGATGCAATAAATGCAGGAAATAATGTTCTTGCAATATCGTTAAAGAATAAAAAATATAATTTATAATTAAAGGAGATTGATAAAATATGTCAAACGTAACAGCTGGAACTGTATGGAATTTACCGAATTATACAGGTGAACTTTTCACCTCTGATGTAGTTAATACACCTTTTCTTTCAATGATTGGTGGTTTGACTGGTGGTATGCAAACAGATAATTTTGAATTTGCAACTGATAGTCAATATTCACATGAAGCAGCAGCACAACCAGCTATTACTGAAACTGCAAGTTTAACTGCACCTACAGCTATTTCATATGTAAGAAATCAAAGTAAGAACGTGGTTCAAATCTTTCAAGAAGCAATTTCTATTTCTTATGTTAGATTAAGCAATCAGGGAAGATTAACTGGTATTAATACCGCTGGTGCAGAGAATAATATAACTTCTGAAAGAGATTGGCAAATTGCTAAAGCATTAGAAAAAATTGCAAGAGATGTAGAATATAGTTTTATTAATGGTGTATATCAGATTGCAGTAAATGCAGGTGTAGCAAATAAAACCAGAGGTATGATTGCTTTATGCACTGTAAATACAGTTGATGCTTCTGCTGGTGATTTAAGTAAAGTTCTAATGGATACTCTTCTTTTAGAAATGTTTACCAATGGTGCATATTTCAAAATGCCCGTGATCTATTGTGGTGGTATTCAAAAGCAAAAACTATCTGATATATATGGGTATGCTCCCACAGATAGAAATGTTGGTGGTGTAAATATTAAGCAAATTGAAACTGACTTTGGAAATATTGGTGTTGCAGATCCTCATAGATTTATGCCAGCAGGAACTTTGTTAATTGCTGATATGAGTGTAATTGCACCTGTATTCCAACCTGTACCAGAAAAAGGTAATCTATTCTATGAACCTCTTTCTAAAACTGGTGCTTCTGAAAGTGGACACATATTTTCGCAAATCGGTTTAGCTCACGGCCCGGCATTCATGCATGGTACTATAACTAACTTAACAACTTCCTAATTAAACAATATAGGAACTAATGTACAAGGGGATAAATAAAACTCCTTGTACTACTATAAAAATAAAGGATAGGTGAATATAAATAATGGCATATGATTTTAATTCTATAAGAAATCCTATAATTAAGAGATTATTTCAGTCAATTTTTAATTTAACTTCAGGACATGATCATGATGGTGTAAATTCAAAAGCTGTAACTGTTGGTACTGTAGCAGATGGAGCAGTAACTAACGCTAAATTAGCAACTGATGTTAAAGTTGGCAGTTTAGCAACATTAGACACAACTGAAAAGACAAGTGTTGTTGGTGCTATTAATGAAGTGAATACTAATACAGATACAGCAAATACTTCTATTGGCACATTAGCAAATCTTACAACTACAGCAAAAAATAATCTTGTTGTTGCTATTAATGAAGTAGATGCAGATATTGCAGCAGCAACAGAATTAGCAACAGATGCTTCAAATGCAGCAACATCAGCAGTATCCGCAGTAGCGGCAAAAGCTAGTTTAACTGGTGAAGAAACTTTTACTAATAAAACTCTTACTACTCCAATAATTGCTAGTTTATATCAAGATGCTGGTAAAACAAAATTAATGACTTTACCAAATACTGCAAGTGATACTATTGTTACTTTAGCAGCAGAACAAACTTTATCAAATAAGACATTAACAAGTCCAATTATTGATGATGGAGATGCAGGTTTAACTGTAACAAGTGCCGATCAAACTCATGCTACACCTACAGTAACTATACCTAATATTGTTGATGCGGCTGATATATTTGTAATGGCTGATACTGCACAAACTTTGACCAATAAAACATTGACTTCTCCAATATTAACTAGTCCTATTCTTGATGATACTGATACTGGACTTACATTAAGTATTACAGATCAAACTCATGCTTCAGCTACATTAGTTATTCCTGATATTGTTGGTGAAACTGATGGAATTGTTTGTGTTGGATTAGCACAGACATTAACTAATAAAACTTTAACTGAAGCATTTCTTGGCAGTCCAGAAATAACATTTAGATCAACTCCACATGATTATGAAGCAGGAGCAACAGATTGGACATTAAGTGCAACAGAATTAAAAGCGTCAATATTAAAGCCTACTAATGCAAATGCACCTGTTAATGCTATTGTGGCAGATTCTACTAATAAAATTTACATTGTTATTAATGGCACAGGTCAAACTTTAACAGTAAAAACAGCAGCAGGAACAGGTATTACTATTGCTAATGCAAAAAGTGCTATGGTTATGTCTGACGGAATAAATGTAATTAGAATAACTGCTGATGCATAATAGAGAAGATTAAATCTTCTCTATCTTATATAAAGAGGTGATAATTTGAGTATATCAAGACAAACAGAAATAATGGAAAAAGAAATAGTAATAGGTTGGACAGCAACTAAAATTACAGCAACAGGAGTAGAAACAAAAACAGTTAAAGCAACTCCTGGTAAAATAGCAAGAATTAAGGTTGTTACTGGTGCAATAACAATAATACCAAAAAATGGAACAACTGCTATTTGGGATGCTATTGACAACACTGCTGAATTTAATCAAGTTGGTAGTCCAATACAATGTAATACAAGTATTAATCTAACATTTTCTGGTGCAGGAGATGCTTGGATTATTTATAAGTAGGTGATTATTTATGGCAGTAACTTTAACTATAGGAACAAACTCTTATATATCTGTAGAAAATGCTGATTTATATTTTAATGATAGACTCTATTCAGACATTTGGACTTCTGCAAGCGCAGATAATAAAGCAAGAGCATTGATTATGGCATGTAAGAATTTAGAAAAACAATTTTATAAAGGAATTAAAAAAGTAGAAGGTCAAATACTTGCTTTTCCAAGATGTTATGTTGTAGATAAAAGAAATGATTTTAATTTACTAATAAATAAACCTATTAATTTAACAATATATAAACCTTTTATAAATACATATTCTATTTGGAATTGTGAAGAAGATGTTACACAAAATGTAAAAGAAGCACAATGTGAAGAAGCAATAACTTTGCTAGAAAGAGGAAATTCTCAAAGAAGAAAATTACAACAGGAAGGTGTTAGTAATTTTTCTTTGGGTGGTATGTCAGAAACTTTTAAAGATGGTGCAGGAAGAGGATTGCTTTCTCAGGATGCAAAAGAATTGCTTAAAACTTATTTAGCTGGTGCGGTGAGTATTATATGATAGATAATTATTTAAATCAAACTACTACATTAAAAACAACTACTGGCATTAATGAGTATGGAGAATCAATTACTACTTCATCTACAATAAATATAAGATGGGAAGGTAAAAGAAAAATTGTTAGAAATTCACAGGGTAAGGAAGTAATATCTGAAGCAACAATATACACACAAGCAGTAGTATTACCTAACGATATAGTAACTTGGTATAGTAGGGATTGGACGGTATTGGCAGTATCAGATATTACAGATTTAGAAGGTGATATCCAATTTAGAGAGGTAAATGTATAATGAGTAGTGATTTGACATGGAATGGAAATGCAATTGAAGCATTAATTAGGCGTGTTGGTATGCAAGGTATCCATGATGGAGCAGAATATATTCTAACTGAGTCAATTAATGAATGTCCTATAGACTCAGCAACATTAAGAAGAAGTGGAACAGTAACTGATCAAGATGATTCTGTAGTCATTTCTTACAATACACCTTATGCGATAAAACAACATGAGGACTTATCACTTCATCATATCGACGGTAAAGCTAAATTTTTAGAAGATCCTTTTAACAGAAATAAAGATAGAGTTATTCAATTGGTAAATGATAGGATTATTGCAGCATTAACAGTATAGGAGGTGTTTTATATTGCAGAATTGATTAGAGATATAGCAAATTATTTAATAAATAATAGTTTGGCAACATCAATAGGAACAGATGTCTTTCTTGATAATAAGCCAGATCAACCAGATAATCTTATATCTATTTTTGAATATTCTGGTTCAACTACAAATGTTAGTATATTAGATAGAAGAATACAAATATTGGTTAGAAACAAAAGTTATTCAATCGCTCGGTCAAAAGCCTGGGCGATTTTTAATTTGCTAGATAAAAGTGAAGAGAAAGGAGAAGGAATTCAACTTACTCAAACAAGGGTAAGTATTATAAATGGATTACAACAGCCTTTTAAATTAGAAACAGACGCAAATGAGCGATCTGTTTTTATTTGTAATTATGCAGTAGCAACAACAAGAGACTAAAAAAATTTAAGGGAGGTCATATTTTATATGGCAGGAATTCAAATCGGTTTATCAAATCTATACTATTCAATTTTAACTTCTGATACTGACAGCAGTGTAACTTACGAAACCCCAATAGCAATACCGGGAATTATTAATGCCACAATTAATCCTAATTCCTCAAGTGGTGTTGCATATGGAGATGATGGGCCAGCAGAAACATATTCTAGCATAGGAGAAATTAGTTTAGAACTCGGAGTTACAGATTTACCCATGGAAACACAAGCTGCTCTACTTGGACATACTATCACAGGAGGGGTATTATTACGAAAATCAACAGATAATGCCCCCTATGTTTCGATTGGGTTTAAATCTTTAAAAAGTAATGGTAGTTATCGCTATGTATGGTTGCTTAAAGGTAAATTTCAATTACCTGAAATGTCACATGAAACTAAAAATGACAAAGTAAACTTCCAGACCCCGAAAATTAAAGGAATTTTTCTTAGACGTGATTACGACGATGCTTGGATTAAACAAGCCGATGAAGATCATGTAGATTATGTATCCAGTATTGGTACAAACTGGTTTACCTCTGTAGAAGGTGCGGCTGATACTACAGCACCTACTGTAACATTTGTTCCTTTGGATGCTGCAACTGATGTTGCTGTAAGTGCAAATATTGTTCTTACTTTTAGTGAAGCTATTCTAGCAAGTACAGCTATAGAGGATAATTTCTTTATTGTTAAGGCTGACGGAACAAATGTTCCATTTGCAATATCTATTAACACAGATCATACTATAGTTACTTTAAATCCAACAAGTAATTTTGATGCTTCAGGTGTATACATAGCTGGAGTAACCAAAGGTGGAGTTAAAGATATTGCAGGAAATGCTATTGCTGCTGCAAATATTATTAACTTTACAACTGCTGCTTAGATAAATAAAATAAATTAAGGGAAGTATTTACTTCCCTTAATAAATAAAAAATAAATTTGGAGGGTATAAAATAAAATGTCAACACCTACTATAGAATTAAATGGAAAAACATATATTGCTGCTAAACCCAAAACTGCAATTTGGAGAAAATTTGTAAAATTTAATAATACATTTGCTAATAAAAATATAGTACAAGATAAAGAAGTATATTTTGAATTAATTGATTTAATTGCTAGTGGTTTTAATAATCCAGAAGTAAATGCAGAAAGTATTGAAAATGGACTTGATTTAGATGAATTTATGCCTAAGTTTATTGAAATTAACTTATGGATCGGAAAACTTGTTAGTAGTAAAATTAACCAGCTCCCAAACGAGAAAAATCCGGTAAAGAATTAAATTTATCGGAATATCAAACTATAATCTATTATTATTTACAATTGGCAAAATTATATCATTGGGCACCAGTACAAATTGATGATATGGAACTTGAAATGTTTTGGGATCTAATAATTATAATAAATTTAACAGAAGATGAAAATGAAAATAATCCTGATTCTCCCAAACAAGGATATATTGATCAATTATTCTAGGATTATTGCTTAAATTCTAAATTTTCAAGTTGCCATTTATTGTTATCAATATATTTCAAAGTGCATGTGTAGTTATTACGAACTAATGCACCAAAAGAATTTTGACTGTCAACATAGGATGATATTTTATATTTACCTTCTCCTAAATCTTCAATTTTCTGATCTAAAAATGATTGAAATTTTGCAGATCCAGGACTTTTGAGTTTTTTCTGTGCAAATTGTTCTGCCATAACTGAAGCTTCAGCAGGAGAATGTTTTGGTTTTGGTTCAACAGTAGAATGTTCTTGTTTTGTAGTAGTACTATTATTATTACTAGTACTACTACAAGCTGATAAAACACATAGTAAAAAAATAATTAAAATAGATATACATATTTTCTTCAATAAAATAAACCTCCTCAAAAAGTTATTATTAATAATATATATTCACTAAATATTATTAATTTCCTTCTAAATATTATAAGTTTTTTCTAAATTATTTTGAAAGGGGTGATAAATTGGAAATTGGTTCATTATTTGTTCAGTTAGGTCTTGATATGTCTGCATTTCAGCGAGGTTTACAAGATGCACAAAATCAGTTAAATTCTGTTAGTGACAAAATGAAGGGTATTGGTCAAACGATGAGTTTGGCTATTACTGCTCCTATTTCTGCTGCTGGTGCTGTAATATTAAAAGGAGCAATGGATGCTGAAGCAGCTACTGGAAAACTACAGGCACAATTAGGCATAACAGCAGATGAAGCAAACGATCTAGGAGTAGTTGCAAAGGAAGTATGGAAAAGTGGGTTTGGAGATAGTATTGAAGAAGCAACTGAATCAATAAAAACAGTAAGACAAAATATGGGCATCTTAGCCGAAGATGAATTACAAAAAGTGGCTCAAGGCGCTATGACAATTGCTGATGTTTTTGAACAAGATGTATCAGCAGTAACAGCTTCTGCTGGTGTTGTAATGAAAAATTTTGGAATTGAAGGTCAAGATGCTCTTGATATTCTTACTGTTGGTTTTCAAAAAGGTGGAGATTTTTCAGGTGAATTGCTTGATACTATGCGTGAATATGCTCCACAATTTGCTGCTATGGGTTTTACCGCTGATCAAGCTATGGCTACTCTTATTGCTGGTGCTGAACAAGGTGCATTTAATTTAGATAAAATTGGTGATGCAGCCAAAGAAAGTTTTTTACGCCTAAAAGATGGTAGCAAAACTTCTACTGAAGCCTTTACTACCCTTGGACTGGATGCTAATAAAATGGCTGCTGATATAGCTGGTGGTGGAGAAAAAGCAAACGCTGCATTTCAGGCCACATTGTTAGCTATATCAGCTTTAGAAGATCCGGTAGCTAGGGATAGAGCTTCTATAGCATTATTCGGAACTACAGTAGAAGACTTAGGGCAAGGTGTAGTATTAGCTATGTCTGAAGGTGCTAAAGGTCTTGATAACTTCCAAGGTGCTACAGAGGATGCAGCAAAAGCAGTTTATGGTAATAATCCAGGATTATCTTTAACAATTGCTATGAGAGAAATGCAAGCAGCAATTGCTCCTGCATTATTACCATTATCTGATATTATAACCAATACTATTGTACCAGCTATTAAAACTATGGTTGATGGATTTAATGCTTTATCTCCTGTAGGTCAAAAGACAGCCATTGTTATTGCTGGTATTGCAGCTGCTATTGGGCCGATGCTAATAGCAGCTAGTATGGTATCAGATTCTATATCATCAATAATAAAAATTGCTCCACAACTAGGAAGGGCATTTGCCGTAGCAACGGGGCCGATAGGTTTAACTGTTATAGCAATAGCAGCACTTGTAGCAGGAGGAATAGCACTTTACAAAAACTGGGACACTATAAAAGCTAAAGGTGTAGAATTATACAATTCTATTAAAGCTACATTCGACGGTATAAAATCAAATATTTCAAAATTATGGTCTGAAGCCATAACCTGGGGTAGTAATATCGTTCAAGGTATAATAAACGGTATAACATCAAAATTACAATCAGCTAAAGACGCTGCATTAGCAGTAGCAAAAAGTGTTAAAGATGCTATAACAGGATTTTTTAATATACAAAGTCCTTCAAAAGTGACTGAAGAATTAGGAAAATATATAACTGAGGGACTAGCTAAAGGTATACAGGAAAATATTTCCGATGCTGAAAAGGCAGCACAAAATTTAGCACAGGCAGTACAGAGTGCAGTATCTACTATATTAAGTGATTTAGATAAAACATTTAACCTTCAAACAGCACAACTTGAACTAAACACAATGGCACTAAGTGACAATGTAACAGAAATTCAACGTCTTGAAAATGAACTTCAAAAACTCCAATTGCAACAAGAACAGTCAGCACAGAGGGTAAGTGTTTTAAACGACATATACGAAACTGCCAAACAAAAATTAGGCGAGAATGACGAGGCAATTAAGCAATATAAGTATAATCTTGAAATAGCCAAAATAGCACACGAAAAACTCAATAAAGAAATTGAAAATAATAAGTTCAAGCAGGAAGCAGCGGCTATAAAAGAATCTGAAGAAGCCTTAAAGAAAAATATTGAAGCTCTGGATGAAATTACCAAAACTGCACAAAGTAACTATGATGCAGTAGTAACTTCAGCTAAAGAAGCTGCAACTGAGCAGGAGCAAGCGGCAAAAGACATATACGATGCAGCAAAAGAGTCTTATGATGGCATTATGGAAAAAGCTAAAGAAACATACGAGCAAACAATTTCCGAAGCATCCGAAGCCAGGGATGAACAACTTGCAATTTATCAAGATCAACTTGACGAACTTGATGATGCAGAGGACGAGCGTTCCAGGGAAAAAACAAGACAGTCCTACATCGACAAAATTAACTCGGCAAAAACGGCCAAGGAAAAGGCTGAAGCTGAGGCCGACATGGCCGAATGGCAACGCAAGGAAGAAATCAGGATCAAAAAGCAGGGCATCACCGAGAAAATGAGTGCCGTTAAGAACGAATACTCAGAAAAGGAACGGCTTGCCAAGTCAGAGAGAGATCAAACAGAAACTAATGCCAAGAACGAACTCCGGAAAGCAGAACAAAAATATAATGAATCCCTGAAGCTAGTTAAGCAACACTATGATGATGCTTTAGCTGCTGCAAAAACACATTTCAAAAGTCTTGGTTATGAAATTGATACTGTTACTAGTAAATTGGAAAGTATGCGTAAAAAAGCTATTGAGGCTAATAACGCTGTTTCTGATTCGGGATCTTCTGGTTCTAGTTCTAGTACGCCTAGTTCTGGCACTACTACTAATCCACCTATCGGCCCCCCTGCACCAACAAATTATACGTGGTATCAGGGCAATTATGGCTATTGGAATAGTGACGGTAAATTTATAGTCATTCCAACTTATGCAAGCGGCACTGGTGGACATCCTGGTGGTGCGGCCATTATCGACGAGGAAGGAAATGAGATAATTGACCCTCCCGATGGCGATCCGTTTATATTCAAAGAATCCGGCCCTAAATTATTATCTTTGAAATCTGGAACACAGGTTATACCTCACGAATACACAAAAAAACTGTTAGATATGGGTATACCAGGATATGCAGATGGAACATACCAAGCATATACAGATTCTAATGGTGTTGATCAGCGTCAGTTAGCACTAGATGCTGGAGCAGCATATTTTTATCATACTGACAACTATTACCATTGGACAGATAGCGGTTCGAGAAGATCGGGAATATCCAACAAAAAACCAAGTCAGGCCGAAATAGACGAACATTATGCAGGTAAACCTTGGCCACCTGTAGCGATAGAATTGCAAAACGCAGAAACACCAGGGACAGGGACAAGTACAGATGTAACTTACGATACTCTCAAAGCTGATGTTGAGGCTGCTGTAGGTAAAGTATATTTTGATAATGAATTGCCTCGAAAAGAATTAGAAGGTGTAGCCGACACATTTACTAGTGATACTCCTGATACAGAAAGGTTGCAAAACACAAAGGATCAATTAATTTTAGATCAAGAAGAATTCCAGGCAGTAGTTACGGAAAATCTTAAAGCACATGATAAAGCTGTAAAAGCTGGGTTGCCAGCTAGTGTTATTGATTATTTTTACAAACAATATAAATTGGCTGATGTTGATCTTAAAACTGTTACTACAAAAATAGCAAATATTGATAAAGAAATGGGCAATGAAACTACAGGAGAAGAAGGTGGTAGTCCAGGTACTACTTCCCCGACAGAAAACTATCCTAGTGGCGGTGGTTCTAGTTCCGTTAGTTCTAGTATCCCTGAAACAGATACAGAATCAGAGGAAGACAAAAAGTTAAATAGCGTAATGAATCCGTACAATTCTGCTATGACGGATTTTAACAACAAATCAGCAGAATTTAGAGCAGAGCTTGCCGCTGAAAATTCTGCACTTGGTGAAAATGCGACAGAAACCGACAGGGCTAGACTTGCCATAAAAGAAGCAAATACTGAACGCGATCTGGCTAAAGAGAAAGTCGATATACTGAAAACGGCTTATGAAAGTTCTCTCCAAACTTTAGGAGAAAACAATGAACAGACCAAACAGTTTGCTTCTGATTTAAAAATAGCAAATTCAGAACTTGTCGTTACTGAAAATAATGTCACTAAGGCCGGAGAAGCGTATAAAAATGCCGCAAAAGCTAGTGGGATAAATCAGATACAGAACTCCTTCACAGCGTCTATGCAGAAAGCAGCTGATACGGCTGAATTAGCTAGAGAGCAATTAAAACTGGAAGAAACTGCACTTGGCGATAACGCCACAGAAACAGAGAAATACCAGCTGAAATTGAAAGGTCTGGCTATAGATAAGCAAGAAGCTACAGCAAAGGCAGTAGCACTTGCAATTGCCTACGAAGATTCGAGGGTTGCACTTGGTGAAAATGCAACTGAAACTTTAGCATATAAACGCGATCTTGACTTGGCTAATATTTCCGTGAAACAGATTAATGCAAGTATTGAAAATACCACTACTGCTATGAATGAATATAAAAAATCTACTGCGGAAGCAATAAAGGACAAAACTACAAGAGAAGCGGAAGAAAAGGAAGCTGCTACAATTGAAGAAATTGCAGAAGCAAGAGCATCTTCAGTAAAAGAAATAGGTGACGCTTATACATCATCTATGCAATTATCAGCTGATGCATCTGAATTAGCTAGGGAGAATCTAGATCTAGAGACTATCGCTCTTGGCGACAATGCCACGGAGACGGAAAAGTATCAACTGAAACTAAAAGGTCTTAATATTGACAAACAGGAAGCTAAGGCTAAAGTTACTGCACTAACTACAGCTTATGAAGATTCAAAACTAAGACTTGGCGATAACGCTACTGAAACCTTGGAGTATAAGAAAAAATTAGATTTAGCTAATATTTCTGTGGAAAAAATTGATGCAAGTATTACAAGCACTACTAAATCTATGGACGGATATGCAGTATCGGTAGCTAAAGCAGCGACAGCAACAGCATTTGATGCTGCTGTAAAAAATATTGACGAAATAGCTGGACATATTCAAACGGCTTTAAAGAATATGTATGACCAGCAGGAACAGGCTGAACTGGACGCACTGGATAATGGAACTTCAATATTTGCTCAGGAAACAGCGGCAAGATTGGCCGAGATAGACACTCAGGAAACGGCACTACTTACATCATTAGATCAGCAAACGGCTGCTAAGTTAGCTGCCCTAAACGATCAAGAACAGGCTACATTATCGTCACTAGATATGCAAGTTCAGGCCGAAAAGGATACTTCAGCAGGGAAAATAGCCACGTTAAAAGCGTCTACAGATGCAGCTATAAAAATCCGACAGGATGAAATTGACTTCCTAACAGAAACTGTAGAACAAGAGGACGAAGCTGAAAAGCAGCGTCTTTTTAATTCCAAGATAAGTAAGCTTGAACAGCAGAAATTGCTTACAACATCCGAGTTCGAAAAGTCTTTAATCCAGGCAAAAATTGACATAGAAAAGCAAAACTGGCAAAAAGAGCAGGACGAAAAAGCCAGGAAGGTAAGAATTGAGCAACTGTCTAGTGAAATAAATGACATTAAGGACAGTGCAAGCGAGCAGGAACAGGTAGAGGAAGATCGACTGGATATCTTTTTGAACTCTAAGGAAGATGAACGAAAAACCATTTCCCAGCATTACGAAACTTTGCGCAAAGACCAAAATATTTATTTTGAATCAGAGCGCAATCGCATTCAAGATGAATATTCACAACTACGCGAAGACCAAGAATTAGCACTTGCAAATGAACGCACTAGAATCCAGGGACACTATGATCAACTTAGAAGTTCTGAAGCTATGGAGGCTGAAACCCGTAGATTATTACTGCTTCAGAATAATGACGAACTAATTACTTTGTTAGGTACATACAATCCTCAATGGTATAATTCTGGAAAAACATTAGGTGAGCGTCTTGCCGCAGGTATACAAGATTCAGTAGCTCTTGTAAAAGCAGCTGTAGCAACAATGAATGCAGCAATAATAGGTATTACAAATCCTGTATCAATTGCAACATCTATTGCTGGTAGTCTGTACGGCCAAGGCATTACCGGGTACAAAGAAACAGCTCCTGGGTACTACGAAGTCACATATGTAAGTGGCAAAAAGGCCGCAATAGGTAAATCTGCTTTTGATAAGGATTTTATTCCACAGGCGGCAGAAGGTGCAATTACAACTGATGAGGGTTTAGTATATATTCACCCACAAGAGGCAATTATGCCATTATCAAAATTACCTTCCATGATGACAAGTGCATTATTAGGAGCAATACAACGCCTAATGCCAACTACAAATACTATATCTATGTCAGGAGCAAGTGGACAAGTAATAAATAACTACACAATACATGCAACAATCCCAGCAAGAGATATAGCAGAAATGAAATCAGTATCAGACTTCTTTGCTAGGTTGCCACAAGCGGCCAGGGCAAGAGGATAAAATAATAAAATAAATGGAGGTTATAATCATGGCAATTCAAGCTACCCAATGGTCAGCGCAACTTACAGATGGTACTAAATTACGTGGAGGTCAGACAAACTTATTTCCTGATGATTTGAATGTATCAGCAGTTCCCACAGATCAAATAAAAGTATTCACTATTTCACACAACACTTTTTCAGATACTTATTATAGACCTTTAAACAGATGGTATCATAATGGAATTGTTATGACATTTAACTACCCAACTGAATATATCATGCAGGATGGAAGTTTGCTTACGGTAGATTTTGACCCTAATACAAGTCTTTTAATACTAACACAGGTTTATTAAAAATAAAAAGGCGATCTATAGATCGCCTTTTCTTTGATAGAGAGGTGATTAAGTGGGTACGGTAGTTAGTATTAATGAGCAACAACTAGATAATACGATTAAATTAATCCCTACAGACCAGTCTTATAGTGTAGCGGATAACGGTATCGTCAGATCTGAATTTTACGAGACTGGTAACAGGGTAGTCTTTATTTCAAAAGGCCGCAGATTTTCTTGGACTCCTAATTCGATGAAGTACATTGACGAATTTGGCACTGAGGATAGTATTTACAACGTCCAGGATGTACCCTTAGAAACTAAGGCTAACTATGCTAGATTTAACCGGGCTTTTCCTGATGTTGACGATTGGTTTATCGTCGAAAATGACAGGTTAAAACATCAAATTTTGGTGCAAGGATTTCACCGCGATCCTTTACCGTGGCTATTCGGCAATATTGATTTTGTCTTTGGTGGCAGAATTGAGTTTGACTCCGATTTAGGAGTTAGGGCGAATGGTCTTGTTATTACTGGGCCATTCGAGACAGGCGGTAATATTGAAATCATCGACGCTGATGGTAATGCACTATTTACCTTACCGCAGATTGTTGCCTACGACTCAAAGATTCTTGAACGAGCCATGACTTACGGTAAATACCGGGTTAACTCAAATGAAAACGGTATTTTACAGTTCGACATTGCCGTGGATAATGCTTGGATTAGCAGTGTAGATAGGGTTTATCCTGTTTTAATTGACCCTACTGTTGTTGTGTCTGCGGCTTATGATACATCCGGCAATGGTGGTAGAAAGACTGTCAAGTTAAGTAATGGGTGGTTGGTTTGTGGAGTATGGGACAGCGCAGGAAGCAAGGTTAGGCTTTACAAATCCGCTGATAATGGTGCAACATGGACACAGCTTTGTTATTACGGGGCAGCAACGGTTTATGATTATGCTTTGGTATGCTATGGCACTATGTGTTACTTGGTTGTCCAATATAGTAGTACATTTGTTTCGTGTGTCTTTGATGCTATAACAGTCACTAATACTGATTTACCTAAAATTGACATTGATAATTCTTTGTCTGGTCAAAATGGATGTTCTATTGCTATCAATGGCGCTGGCACGGAATTACATGCTACACTCTCTGGTATAGTATCAACTCGTCCAGATTCTAAAAACATTCGTTACTGTAAGGGCACTATCTCAGTAGATAGCGTTACTTGGGGTAGTGTAGAGCAGGTAACAACATACAATACAGGTGTTAATTTAATAAATCCTTCAATTGTTATAAAAATTAGTGGTAATCCTGTCATATTATTTGATTTTCGAAATTCTAGTGGTGCTTATTATGGTATATATTGCAATTACAGAACTACGAGTTGGTTAAGTACAGATTTGGGCAGAGGCGTTTTAGTTTACGGAGGGTATACTTACATCCAATCAAACTCCTGTGCTGTAGTGGATGTAGATGGATACATACCTTGTGTTTGGCAAGGCTATGGGGCAACTCACACGACCACGTACCACGTATTTTTCAACCGTTCAACTGACGGCGGGGCAAATTGGGGAACGCTGGTTGATGTAGCGGTGGGCCAAAAACCCACAATCTCCTATGATAATACAGGCAAATACTATGTCAAGTATGATCGTAGCGGTAAAGTTTACCAAAAGACCAGTACAGACGGCGGGGCAAACTGGAGCGCAGAAGCAGAACTTGGCAACGGCAGCGATGTCTCCGCGATGGAGCGCGAAGTTGGTTCGATTATCGGCTACATCTGGAAAGATACGTCTGCTGGTGCTGTGCAGTTCGACAAAACTGTTCTTAACTTGGCTCCAAACGCTCCAACTTTGACGACAAAGGCTAATTATGATGCCACCGCAGACGGTGCTTTCTCCTGGACTTTCAGCGACGATAATGTGGGTGATACTCAGAGCGCCTACCAACTACAAATACGCGAGGTTGGACTTGAAAGTGATGCCGTGGATACTGGTAAAATGGCTGGAACGTCTGGCAGTCACACAGTCAGTGGGGCGACACTAACCAACAACAAACAGTACCAGTGGAGGGTGAAGACTTGGGACGAGTTGGACGAAGTAGGGCCATACAGCGACTACAGCACTTTTTACACTAGCGCAGCGCCGACAGTAACAATCACAAGCCCTGTCAACAACGGCGACACTGTTAGCACGTCTAATTTGACGGTAAACTGGACTTTTAGCGATGCAGAATCCGAAGGGCAATCTGCCTACCAACTACAGCTAACGGACAACTCAGATGCGGTGCTTTGGGACAGCGCAAAAACGAGTGATACTACGGCACGGAGTCGAACAGCCAGTTATGACCTGGAAAACAGCACAGCGTACAAAGCAAAACTGACAGTCTGGGATGCCAAGGACGTACCTTCCACTGAGGCAGTAAGGACATTCTCCGTGGCATTTACACCTCCTGCAACTCCGACAATCACAGCAACGGGGCAAGGTAGTTATATCACAATCTCCATTACAAACCCGGCAGAGACACCACCGGAACCGGAAGTAAGCAGCAATTACCTTTACCGCCGCATATCTGGGGAAACTGCATGGACAAGGATAGCAATGGGCATAGCTGAAAATGGCAGTTACAATGACTATGCTGTGGCCAGTGGCACAACCTACGAATACAAAGCCAGGGCAGTCGGTAGTAACGAAACAACCACGGACAGCACGACAGCCAGCGCGAGCATAACTTTGTCCGGTTCATGGCTTTTTGACGTTACGAACCAAGCAGGGACAATCATACAGCTTAAATGCTATGAATCGCGTGAACAATCATGGGAGGCAGAAGGAACTTTGATGCAGTTTGCCGGGCGATCTAAGCCAATAATGGAGTTTGGAGAGTCTGAAACCAGCGTTGTAAATGTTTCTGTGCCGTTGCTAAGAGCTGGGACGGAATTTGCTGCCCTGCAAGCTCTGGTTAGGCGAAAGGCTACATTATGTTTTAGAGATGAGCGTTCGAGGAAGGTATTTGGGGTGATTAGATCCCTACCCGTGACTGATGAACGTGCCTGGGGGTACACTATACAACTGAAGGTTGACGAGATCGATTATAGCGAGGTGGTGTAACCTTGCAAAGTCTTGTAAAAAATGGATATACTGAGGCTCAGGTTATTACCGCTCTCCATTCGGCAAATAGGCAAATGGCTTTTAGATATGAACTTCTTGACAGCACAAACGTATTTAAGAGGCAGTTAGACAATGTTCTGAACGCTTCTGTTAACAACAATACCGAGAACGAAATAAAACGCACGGCCCGCTTTTCCATCCGTGACGATGGCACCATTAACTTTTTATCCGACAGAATCAAGCCATGGGTACGACTTAAAATGCCAGATGGTGGTTGGGCAGAATGGCCGCAAGGGGTGTTTTTATTGTCCACGCCTCCGCGCAAGGTGGACGCTGCTGGAGTGGTCACAAGAGAGGTAGAGGCTTATGATCAGCTTCAGGTACTCGTCGATGACAAGATCGAATATCGGTACACTGTGACCACTGGGACGAATTATATCATAGCGATAAAAGCAGTATTGGACGGTGCTGGTATTACCCAACAAAACCTTACAGCCACAGCTTTAACGCTGTCAACTGATTGGGATTGGAGTCCTGGAACAGAAAAACTGAAAATAATAAATGACCTGCTTAGTGCTATTAATTATCGCTCCCTTTGGTTCGACGAGAATGGTCAGGCGATAGCACAACCTTACGTTACACCTGCAAACCGGGCAAGCGAGTACACCTACCGGGATGATAATCAAAGCGTTATTTTTCCCGATGTGGCGCAGGAGTTGGACTTGTTTGGGGTGCCGAACAAGTGGGTTTTGTACGTGTCTGAGGCAGACCAAGCGACAATCTCTTCTATATATACCAACACCAACCCCAACAGCTTGACGAGTACAGTTTCAAGGGGTAGAACGATTACTACATACCAGCAAGTAGATGCAGCAGATCAAACGACACTTGATGATTTGGTGGAGAAAAAGGCTTATGAGGATAGCCAGATTTACGAGCAAGTAACCCTGGAAACGGCTATTATGCCTATGCATAGCGAGGCAGATGTTTTCACCTTGGCTTTTTCCGGTTTGGGTATATCGGCCAAGTATTCTGAAATATCTTGGAGCATGGAGTTAAAGGCTGGGGCGAAAATGAGACACTTAATTAGGAGGACTGTAACTATATGAGTCCAGAAAAGTTTTTAGAAATTATGTCCCCTGAAAAATCGGCATCTGCTTTTAGAATAGGCATAATAGCAGATGATTACACTTCCGGTAGACCAAATATTATTTTTGATGGTGAAAGCAGTGCCAGCACAAAAACATACCCATACCTGTCCAGTTATACACCTACAGCCAATGATCGGGTACTTTTGGCTATTGTTGGTAAAGGATGGATAATTTTAGGGGAAATAATCTAATATTGTGTGGACAAGCCTATTCACAGGAATAAGCAGGTGCAGTAACACCTTGTCCACATTTTAATAATATCATTAATTAAATATAGTGTCAAATTAATGATATTAAACCTTCACAGGGAGGTGGGATTAATAAATAAAAAAAATATTTTAATTGTATTATTAATTATTATATTTATATTTACTTTATTTTTAACATTACACAATCTAAATATAAATATTAATTCTCATAATATAAGCAATTCTAATAACACTTTAATAAAATCAGATAATATACCAAAAAATAAAATAATTAATATAAATAATGCTACAGTAGATGAATTAGATAGTATCCCTGGTGTTGGTTTAGTTATTTCAAATGCTATTGTAGTTTTCAGAGAAAAAAATAATGGTATTAAAAACATAGAAGAATTAAAAAATATTCCTGGAATTGGAGAAAAAAGATTTGATTCTATAAAAAGTTGGGTGGTGATACAGTAATATGGAAATATTAGGATTTTCGCCACAAGTTTTTAGTCAGTTAGTTATGAGTATGGGAATTATGCCAACACTTTTTATTGGTATATTAATTTATACTTTTAAGCAACATCAAGCAGATAAATTAAAATCAGAACAAAGAGAACAAAAATTATTAGAACATATAGAAAAATCTGACAAAACTCATAGGGAAATATCTGGTAGTATTAAAGAAATCAGTACAAGTATGACATTGATGCAAAAAGATATTGAAATTCTTAAAGATAGAAATCATTAGGAGGATCACATGAAAAAAGAATTTACAAAAATGGATTATTTTTTAGCTGGTTGTATAGGATTGTGTTTAATTTCTTATATTATCAGTTGTTTTATGGGTAAACCCATAGATAATATCAAAGATTTAATATTTTATTTTGGTTTTCCATTGGGATTAGGTGGTGCAGTAGTAGTTACTAATTTAGTAAGTGATTCAAAAAATAAATCAGAAGGTGAAAATAAATAATGTCAAGAATAATTACGGCTTCAGGTCATGGTGGAAAAGATACTGGAGCAATAAATAGTAAAATATATGAAAAATATTTAAATTGGGATTTAACTATGGAATTCGGTGAAATAATGAAAAAAAATTTCATATGTGAAGTAATAAATATTCAACCTTCTATGACTAATATGAATGTAACTGCAAAACAAGATTTATACCAAACAATAGAAATAGCAAAAAGATTGCATAAAATTAAACCTATTGATTTATACTTATCATTCCACACAAATTCATCCACAGACAAAAAAGCACATGGTTATGAATCTTTTGTGTATCCTAATGCAAAAGGTAAAATTGCTGATACATATAGAAATCAAATTCATCAACATATTATGGGATTTTTAAAGGGATATGGAATCACAGATAGAGGTAAGAAATATGAAAATTTTGCAGAAGTAAGAGAAACACTAATGCCAGCTATATTGTTTGAAGACTTATTCATTTCAAATGAAAGAGAAGTTAATCTACTTTTGGATAAAGATTTTATGCATAAATTAGCTAATGAATATGCTTATATTGTTAGTGTTGTGTTGGATTTAAAGAGAAAATAATTATATGTCAAGCATTATAAATCTATCTATCTATTTTTTATAATGCTTGACCAAATTTTTTTATACCAAGGACTATTTTGTTTTTCTTGAATCGTTTTAAATTTTTCATCTAATTCTTTGATTCTTTCAGATAATTTTTCTTCATCCTTTTGGCGTTGCATTTCTTCTTGAACTGATTTAACATCTGAAATTTCTTGTCTAAGCGAATTAATAGCTTCAGTAAAATCTTTTAAAGCAAAAGTATAAGAATTTAATTCATCCTGAGTAACATATTTTTTTTCTGGTTCAATAATTTCTGGTTCATAAATTATTTCCAAATCAGAAATTTTTTCTGATTCAAAGTTATCCACAGGTTCCAGGTTTTTTATATCTTCCATGTTCTCATTTTCCATGTTTCCTACTATTGAATTTTCCATGTTTTTAACTTCTTCTGGTTTTCCATTCTTCCATTTTTCCAGGTTTTTAATACTAATCATTTTCTTATTCTTTTCCAGCACATAAGGCATACCATCTTTATTTATGCGGTTTCTGATAGTCTTTCCAGTACAATTAAGATAATTAGCTGCATCTTCTATGCTTAAATATTCATTTTCCATGTTCTCTTCTTTTCCAACTAATCTAATTGTCATCGTTTCTACCTCTTTCTCATTTTCCAGGCTATTTTCTATGTTTCTATCTAAGTATTTCTTAAGTGCATTACTTTTAGCATATAAAACCCTTATATAATAATCATCATCATTATCAAGATTATTATATACGTGCAATTTTTCTATGTTATTTCCATGTTTTTTTCTATGTTTTTCTAAGTTATTTTCCAGGTTTCCATAATAACTTTCAAGTTTACTCATAGCTTGTCCCATTGTAATAAACCCTCCACATCTAAAATTTTTAATAAAACCAAGCGGAGAGTCTTGACAACCAGCCTATTTTTGCTTAAAATAATAATACGAAACAGCAAAGCTGGCTGGAATAAAACTTCCTGCTTTTTGGTGAAAAGGCACTCAAACCTTTGGTCGGGGATGGAGTGCCTTTCGGTTTTATTTGACAATCATTTTACCCTATATTTTCATAAATTACAATGTAATTTTTTAAAATACTCTTCAATAATGGGGAGTATTTTTTATGTGATTTTATTCATACCTTTAATATTTATCATAATACATATTGACAAATATAAATAGTTTGTGTATTATTATATTAATATAAATATTAAAGGAGAATGGAAATATGAAAAGTAATATAATAAATATCAATAAAGATGTATTAGCAGGACAGATGAAATATCAGAAATTCTATACAATTCCTGAAACAGCAAATATTCTTAGGAAAAGTGAAGAACAGATCAGGAGATATGTCAGAGAAGCAAAATTAATAGCTTACAAAGAATGGAAGTCATATTATATATTAGATGATGATTTGAGAGATTTTATGATGACAGATAATGGTATTCAAACTGAAATATTAAAATTCATTGAACATGAATATCAGCACCAAGTTAAATTTTATGCTGGTTATGAAGATTTAATTTTCAGAGGTGGAATTAGAGTATTGATTAATATGCTTAATGATTTCAATATTCCACTTCGAGAAAGTATTATTTCTGAAATGAAAAGTATGTATGATTATTAAAACCAGTCTATAATAGACTGGTTTTTTTGTTTAATCTTCTTTTTCTTTTACATACTCAAACAAGTCCCCAGGTTCACATTCTAAGACCTTACAGAGCTTATCAATAGTATCATATTCTATTCTTGTTTGCATCCCAGCTAATAGATTAGAAATACTTTGTCTTGTTAAGCCTGATTTCATAACTAATTGTCTTGGTTCAATCTTCTTCTCTTGCAACAATTCCACTAACTTTAATCTAACCATATTAATTTACCTCCTCATAATTATTATAATAATTATAATAAATTAATTAAAAAAAATCAATAATATATGTTGACATTGTAAGTAGGATTATGCTAATATATAAAACAACAGGATAACTTAAATAACCTAAGTTAAGCAAATGAACTAACTGAACGAAACATATGAAACTACTAGGGAGTGTTTAAATTGATATTGAAGTGCAGAAGCGATTGATAACAGCATGAAAGAAGGTGCTCAACAATGTCTCCTAAAAGTACAGAAAACATCGGTTGGAAATCAGGAAGATGTAAAAAATGTGGTATTGGATTTATCACAGAATATCGAATTGGCAGGAGTGTAAAAATTTCACTTGAACCATTCGATGAAGCTAGGCATAAAAGGAAATGTCCTAATTGTAAGATAACTAACTATTTTGTTTGAAGGGGTGAGAATAATGCTAAAAGTAAGAAAGGTAAGATCACCTTGATAACTAAGAGAAAATTAAAATGTTACTTAAATTTGCCGTTATTATTCACATACTCTGCTGTTAATTAAGCAGATATATACACCTTATAGAGCGAATACACTTTATACACCCTTTATGCTCTAACTACAGTAGCCACTATATGCCATGTTTATATGGTAAATTAGTGGCTTTAAAATTCTAAAATATAGGAGGATATATATATTATGGGAAAAACAACTTATGTAATCAAAGACGAAAATGGTAATTTTGTATCAAGTGGAATGAATTTATTTCGTGTAGGCAATGAATACCATTATCTTTGTTATACTGGTATAGGGACAAGCACTGGTTATATTTTCTTAACTAATAAGAAAAGAACAGAAGAATTATTAGCAAAGTTACATAGAATAAACAATAGATATAGATTCGGAAAAGAGTTTAGAATTGAAAAAATAGACAATATTGAATCTATTCCTGAAGGTGAAACATTGGTTATAAAACTTAAATTAACTTCATACGTAATTAAAGACCAAGATGGAAACTTTATAAATGATAATTTTGCTTTTTCAATAGATGATGATGGTTGTTTGTATCATTATTTAACTGGTGTAACTACAGGATTTTGTTCTTGGTTGAATAATATTGATGCCGCTAAAACTGCCTTGAAGAAATTGCAGATGATAAATGATAAATATGGTTTTGGAAAAGTATTTAATATTGAAGAAATAGATGATATTAAATCTATTCCTACAGGTAAATCAGTATATATGGAGGTAACAGTAGCATGAAAAAATCAAATATTGTGAATTTTCCCTCACCTGTACAGATTGATGATAATGATGATTTTGGTTATGCATATGAAGATCAAAATATCATTAGTAAAGATAAATGTTTTAAGTGTGGGAAAGAGATTGATTATATGCAACCATTGCATGAGCAGATATGGAATATACAAGGACAAGCTGAATACGGAAGTAAATTGGATGGTTCTTATGTGAATATTTCTATCTGTGACGAATGTTTGATGAAATTCTTAGGTATTGCTGGTTAAATTTATATATTCTAGTTAGTTAGGTGGGTTTAAAAATAACTGTTGCCTAACTAACTAGAATATGGTATACTATGTTATAAAACAATAAAATAAAAATAGGAGGAGATAAACACATGAATCTGAAAGACCATTTTAAAAAAATAATTGAGATATTATGTATTAATGAAGATGATATTAAAATAGTTGAAAATTATAATGCAGATTTTTGTAATGAAAAAGAATGTGATATTGATATACCATGTAAAGAATGTAAATATAATTATACTGAAGTAGTTGATTTAGCAATAATTGATAATTATTATGGTGAAGAATATTACTATAATTTCAAAGCAACAAAAAATAAAAATATAAATTCAGTAACTAATTATAAAAAAATGTACAAAGAATTAGAATATATAAAAGGTATTCTTGTAGAACAAAGATTTGAAGATGTTAAAAGTGATTTAAAATATTATGATAAAATTAATAGACTAAAAAATATGCAGAAGAATATGCAAAAGTCTTAGTAGAAAAATATTTTCCAAGATGCAATGCAGAAATTTTACCAATTAGATTTTATGATTTATCAAAAAATGAAGATAAAATTATTGGTGATATTGCAGGAAATTATTTTAGATGTTGTTTGCAATCAGTAATAGAGGTTTATAATTGTATGTCTACAAGTGAGGAAGATTTAAAAGTAACAATAAAGCACGAATTATTGCATTATTTTTTGGATATGCAATGTCTCAAAAATGCTGACAATGATGGGGTATTTCATGCTTTAGCAAAAATAGAAAATGCAGATCCATATGGAGAATTAAGCAAAGAGGAGCAAAAGGAATATGATTTATTAATGTTTGTTTATGATAATTCTCCATATAAACATGAGAAAAAAAGATATGATTTTATAGATTTTATATATCAGCAAAAACAAAAATCTGATAAATATAATTATAATTTATAAATTTTATGGAACTTTTTTAAAAATTATGTGTCTAAGTAAGTAGGGAACAGAATATAAAAATAAAAAAAGAATGGGAGGTGATATTATGCAAATTCAAGAACAAGTTAAACTTATTTTTACAGCACAATTAGCAAGAAAATTATTAAAACTTCAAAAAAATTATATGATTGTAGATGTGAAACCAGACAAAAATAATAATGATAAGACGGTATTTGTATTTAGAAATGATGTTGGTTTAAAAGAAGATATTCAAAAATTAACGATAAACAATGGGAAAATTTAAATTTTAAAAAGATATTTCTGCACCAGTAAAATGCCTACCTAAGTCATAATATTTTAATATTTATAGGTAAAATCCTGATGCGGAAACTAACATTTGTAGGTAATATGCTGGTGCAGACCTTGACTTTTGTAGGTAAATCTACATACAGATGTGAGTGTATATAGAATAATATAGTATATAGAATAAAATTATATATAGAATAAAATTAATAATAGAATACTTATGAATTGCTAAACGCAATCCAAAAAATATTTTTTATTTAAATTTTAACTAATTAAAAAAATAATATAAAAGAAA